GCCGCCCTTGCCGAGTAAATCCCCCCGCCCGAAAGCGGAGGGGACCAACTTCGCAAAGCTGGTGGGGAATAATGGAGTCCGATGCTGGTTCTAACGGCCATCGCGCTGACCTCCCAACTCATTCGATGTTCCCCGCTCGGACAAACACGGGCGCTGCCTTGCCCGCTTCGTTCAAGCACCCCGCGAAACTCGTGAGGCTCCCTAACAGGCAAAAGCAATAAGCCACAAAACGCACTGAATTGCAAATAAAAAAACGGCGGACTTACCGACCAAGGATACGTCCGCCGTTTTGCTGTTCTCAAATCAAAGGAGTGACAATGAAACCACCGCCCCATCCCCTAAAAATGGCCGTCCCGAAGGACGACCATTGTGTGAGAAGTCTGTTACCCCCGCACTCCGCGAGACCTTTTTCAAGGCAGGTTGCTGTTTTTCACTCACATCCAGCGATTTTCTTCAATATATCAATTTCACCGAATTGCAAGAGAATACTTGATTATTAATGGAACTTTGATAGGATGATGGTATGGTTCGCCCGATTATTCATTTTGTTGGATTTCGCGGCGATGAATACACCCGCGCTTGTCGCATTTGGGGGAAGCCTCATTACGTTCACTACGTTTGGGATCGCCGCGCTCAACGCGACATTGCCGACTGCGATACGGTTGTATTTGCTAAAGGCGATTGCGACCAACCCGTAGGCCCGTATAATGGACCGGACACGCTAGAAAAGCTGCCCTAATCTACCGGAACAGCAAGAAGGATAGCAGGATGAAAAACCAAATAGATTGGCAACCAATTAGCACCATTCCGTTGGACGAGGAGGTGCATTTACGCTGGGCAGATGGCGCGACAGCGATTGGAATGCTTATGTCACCACCGCCTATCGAAATCAGCAAAGACCAAAGATTTTGGTGGGGTGTTGATGCTATGTCATACGCAGATGGCGACTGGTCTAAGGAACGCGATCGCCATCAACCGGACGAGGCTGTAGAGTGGGCTGCTATGGCGCAAACACCCATCGAAAATTGCTTACCAGTTTAATCTACAGGAACGGCAAGGCCCTCACCTATCAGGTGATCAGCCCAAGCCTTAACATCTGCTAATCGCGCTGTGTTTCCGGTGAGGATATCGAAGTCTGATTTTGTAACCATGACGGCATCGGCACTGGTTCCGTTACGGCTTTCGGCAATATCACCTTCGGCGGCGGCGCTGGCTTTGCGGCAATAACTGTCGGCTGACATGCGGATAGCATAATCGCTAGAGCGGTTAGCAATATTGCGGCGGTTCGTTTCGTTTGCATCGGTCAATCTCGCTATTTCAGTTTGTTTGTCGGTAACGGCGTTATTCAGCGCAATTTGCGCTGCCTTGGCATCATTGCTGGCTTGCTCCATTTGCGCAATAGTAGCCTCGCGCTCGGCAACCGTATCAAGTGCGCTTTGCTTACCCCAATACAGCCATGCAGAGAGGCATAGAAGCGCAATAAGCGCCGCTTGCAGGGGATATGCCAGAGCAATGCCGAATAGGCGCTTAACGCCGCTCCATACGCGAAGCCACATCATTGTTCCGGCCCCGCGTCAGTTATCTCGATGCCATCTTTACCAGCTTTGATCGTGCGCTTGATTAGCTGCGCCGAAAATGCGGTTAAGCCAATAAGCACTTGAACGTGAGCAGCCAAAGCAAGATAGAAACTATACTTTGCGTTACCAGATACCAGCCAAACGCCTATTGCGGCAAATACAGTCATGACAACGCAGCCCAAAAGCAACGCCAAAAAAGCAGCGGCACGGCGTCCATCGGGTGTGGACAAGTTAATCATGTTGCCATATCCAATGCAACTTCACGAACACCGTCCACCTTCTTAGGATTACTGCCTTCAACGCGCTTGGTCCAACCTTTACCAAAACGCCAGAATGTAGGCAGACGCCGCAGAAAGCCCATACGGCGGTCACACAGCGCGTTAATTGTGTGTATAGGGTTGTGTATAGCCGCAAGCGTTTTTGCCCCTATAACGCCGTCCTGCGCCACGCCTAGAACCGCTTGCAAGTATTTTGACGCACGGCTCACGCCGGAATTAACCGCAAAGTCGAATACCGCATAATCAAGGCCCGCTGGCAGATAATCGCCTTGCACCTTATCCCAATACTGAAACTTATAAATTGCCTTCAATTCGGCATCGCTGATATGCTTGACCGATTGCAGACCGCGCCCACGCACTTTACGATAGGCATTGTAAACGGCTTGTGTGACGCCGCGATTAGTCTCACCGCCGGGATCGTGCGGATCGTGGACCCAACCGCCTTCATGCTCCAAAACGAGCGCAAGCGCCTTGTCAAAATTTGCGTATGTCATGCTGCAAAAGCCCTCCGTGGTTCCGGCACATAATGCGTTGGATGTGTCTTGCGAATTTTGTTCCATACCTTTTCAATCGGCATTTTATACCGCCCTATATCGCCAAAAGAGCGAGACCGCAGAACAAGCGTCATGGCTTGCTTGGAACGCCAGCCACCGTCATGCGTATGTTTGTCCATCGGCGCTAAATTGTTAAAGCTGCACCACTCCGCCCCGCCTAATTCCTTGGCACTAAAATGGTGGATATGCCCGCCATCAATGTAACGAAAATCACTCTCGCCCCAGTCAATCTTAAAGTCAGTTGACATTATCTGGCGAAGCGTTTCGGGCTTTACCTTGTGGCCGTGGTGAACCAAAACAAAAGTCTTGCCCATGCGATAGCCGATAAACGGGCTTTCATTAGCTAGGACGTTCACGCGGTTAGTGCCAAGCCGAGAATAAAGCCGCCTGAAATGCCGCGCCGCCCAATAGTCATTCGTTTCACTGTGGTTGCCTTGGTTAATGATAACGTCAACCGTGCGGGCCTTGTGCAGTGCCTTTTCAATAATGGATTCCATGATGTCAAGATAGGCGTCAATCATTTTGGGAAATCGACTGTCAAAGTCTAATTGATGGCCGCTGCGCTCCGTCATGCCCTTCATATTTTCATAATGCGTGCCGTCGCCAAGGTCGTTTATAACCATGCGTTCGCAGTCTGGAGCCATGTCGATTAGGTCAAAAGCTGCCTGCAATATTTCGGCTTTGGCAATCTTGATGTCGAAATTTTGCCCGACTTCATCCTTATGCGCCAACATACCAATATGCGCGTCACCGATATTCAGCCAAGGGATTATATCACGACCGTCAAAGGTGTTTACTTGTGGCGGCGGGATATTTATTTCACGGGTTGCGCTATTCTCGATAGCTGCAAAAACAGCTTGCTCCCATTGCTCACGCATGGCCTCGGTCTTTAACCAGATGTTTTCGCCAGATGCCGTTTTGGTTAAGTGCGAATAGCCCTTTAGGACAAAGCCCTCGGCCACTGGATGGCTCAACCCTGCTTCCGGCGCAAAGCCCCGCTTCGCTGCAAGCTGTAGCCTATACTTGAGCGTATTGACATTCCACCCCAGCATGTCCGCCGCCGCTTGCTTATTGCCCGTTTGAGCAAAGGCTTCAACTGCCTGTTGATACGTTTCTTCGGATACGAATGCGGGCATTAATCACCTATGTTTAGAGAGGCGACCGCAGATAAACGCGGCCAGAATAAACGGCAGTAACGCCGCGCTTGAGATAAAGAGGAGCGCCCCGAATAGCGCCCACGAAGAGAACCACAGCAGCGAAGCCATGAAGTCGAGCGCATGACGGATTATGTTAGCCACGCTGTCAACGCTTCATGTGAGCTTCATTGCAGCAAGCTGCTTTTCCAGTCGCCCGATCCGCCGCACCAACCCCTTTTCGCGCACAACGCATTCGGCATTGGCTTTGGTCAGCAGTGCAATTTGCTTATCACGATCGTCACGCCCCGCTTTCAGTTCTTCGACGTCTGCCAGCAACCGTTCGATTGTTTCTTTCGTGTGCCCCCACACCAATTCGTCCGTTTCAGCCTTGATTTTGTCCGCCTCTGCCTGCGGCTTGCGCCACCCAATTAAAGCGCCCAAGCCACCCCCTGCCAGCAAAGCTGCAACCAATGGCGCGATCCAAGTGAAGTCCCATTGTGTCATGATTTTGCACCCTCCAGCAAGGCAACGCGGGCAGTGAGTAACTGAATATGCTTTAGCATCATCGGAATAAACTTTGAAAAATCTACTCCCAAAATACCATCCGGCCCGCTCGATACGGCCTCTGGATAAACGTCAAGCAATTCTTGTGCAATCGCGCCGTAACGCTGGTGTTCATCATTGACTTTCCAATCAAACTGACGAATCAAAATGGACAATATAATGCTTTCCGGGTCCTGCGCGTCCGCAATGTTTTTCTTCAAATCTATATCAGATGAAGTGTTGTAACTGGTCGAAGAGCCACTTGTCCCAATCCAACCGACGCGAGTGTTTGGCCCCTGCCCGTTAAAGAATGACATCGCGGACTGGCTATTCGTGGTATTCGTATCAATGACTATACCGCCTGTAACTTGAAACGGCAGGAACGATACCGTGTCAATAGTAGCCAAATTACCCCACCTGAACTGACCTTCGCTAGTAATACGCATTCTTTCGGTAGGGATGGCGTTTATGGCCGCGCCGACCGGAGTCGTGCCAAATGCAAGCGAAGTGCCCGAGTTCACTGAATAATTGACAATTGCCGAAATGCTGCACCCAAGCGCACCATTGGGCGCATACACACCCAAACGCAAATTGCTTGTAAACGCGCCCGCCGCGCCCGCGACGGTTGATATGTGGTTTTCAGACCCCGAACTCCCCACCGGCCCAACCGCAAAGCGGCCATACAGCGACGGCGTTGACGTGCCAAGCCCGACGTTGCCATTCGCATCCTTGGTCACAAAACCGCTAACCGCCGCTTCTTTCAATACGTCCGGAGTCCCCGGAATGCGGACAATCACAAATCCGCTATCGCGCTCCGCAACGTCCGCGTCGTTTGTTCCTGATGTCCAATCTACCATACTGACTTCCTTTTATCTTTAAGATTTACATGATAGGTTCGGCAGACCTCGTAACCGTAGCCATGCCCGAAATTATCTGAAGGTTTCCCGCCGCCGTGTTGCTTTTTGCCGCAACCAACTGGCATTCATAGGTTCCGCTCTCCAAACCGCCTACGCTCTGGTTCACGTTTATGTCGCCCTGCACTGCCTCAAACTCTGTGGACGACAACCAATATGCGCCCGTGCCCGTTACCGACGAACCGGTGAAGTCCAGCCACGGTGTGCTGCCTAGCAAACGATACCGCCACATTGCGACCATCGCGGTGGGGGTGGTATTTGTGCCAGATTTGATATAGCTTAACGGCGCGATTCCGCTCATTGTCTGCCCCGCCGTTATGTCGATAAGGAATACACTTTCGCCCGCGTCCTGTTGCGTAATTGGCGCAAAGCTGGTGCTTGTCACATCTTCCAACGTGCTATCGCTTCCGCCTGTGGTGCCGCCCGTGGTCGGCGGGTTGTCATCCACATTTGTAAATGGAATCGTAAATGGAGGCTGCGACAATCCACCGATGTTCACCGTCAAGACAATCGACCCGTTACTGCCGTTCGTTGCTGTAATGCGGCCCTTATCGGCGCTGCCGTTCGTATTGTTGACGGTTGCTGCAATCGATCCTGTCGTGGTGATTGCATAAGATACGTCGTTTCGTGTGCGAATATCTACACCGCCTTGCTCCACTTGCGGCGTCAACGTGCGCGGATATTGGCTTGACTTAATCACACCCTGCCAAGTGCGATACACCGTTTGCGGTAGTGGCGGCACGATAACGACCTGTTTAGCAGCCGTCAGGTCAACCAATGGGTCGCCCCATGCCGAGCCAGACCAACGGCGCAATTCGCCCGTTGATTGCTTAAACCATAAATCGCCCAGCGCCTCGGCTGTTGGCGCAGTTTCGTTCACATAGGTTGTGACCTTGCCGTCAGCGGTTGCCTGCGCCCCTGCTGCATCGGCTATTGCTTGACCAATGCCGGTGTCTTGAACGTCAACCCACGCGCCAGACGTGTAGCGATATTGATTGTTGCCGCCGTCCGTATCAATCCAAATGTCGCCTTCGGAAGCGTCAAGAGGGGCATTAGGTTGATAAAATGTCTGGACCTTGCCATCGGCTATCGCAGCAGCGTCCGTCGCCAAATTCTGCGCGATGCTTGCCGCCGCTAAAGCCGCAACCGTCGCTTGGTCTTGTGCATCGACATAGCCCGATGTAAATATAGGCTCGCCATAGAATGTAAGAGGCTCACCGTTAAAGGTAAGCTGCCGACCGGCAAAACGAAACTTGCGCCCCGTTTGGTCAATGTAAATGCTACCAACTGCCCAATCGGACGGTGGTTCGGCAGGGAATTGCGCCGTATTGATTGCGGAAAGCAGGTCAAGATTGATTGCAGACTTGCTGAAGTCATAAACGGTTGGCGCGGTTGGCGTTACAGCAGGGGCTTCGTCCGAATCCCAAGCATAAATGGAAACATGCTCTTCGCGCAAAGTTATCGGGCAAGTGCCGTCCGTCCTATGCTCCATTTCGGCAACGCGGAACAACTTGTTTGTCCAGCCAAGACGCGAAAGCGTAATTGTCACAACGTCGTTCTTTTGAACTTTCCAGCCACGCGCATTTAAGACGGTCGAGAACGTGCCGCCATATTGACCGCGCTGCAAACGGGTTTTTGCCAAACGCTGCGCTTGCGAAACTGATTGAACGCCGGGCAGGTCAAAGCTATCAATACGATCAATGCCGTCCGGTGAGGATAGGGCAACTTCCGGATATTCCGCTGGCTGATAAAGCGATATGTCGCTTGGGTCAGTGTAAGCGCCGCGCACAATGTTGAACGTGTCATGAAGCGACGGCGTTTGCTGCCAGTTGAACGGCTTAATATAATCGTCATCGGTAAAGTTAGCCACTGGAACGGCCAAGTCATTATGAAACACCGTCAGGCGTAACTTGCCGTCCACGTCATCTAAATCAGCGTTCATAGTTGAACGCAGGCCGTCCAAAACAACAGATGCACTGTCGCCCTCGCTAAACAACTGGTCGCTGCGATAACGTGGTTCTGTGCCGCCCACGGCCAGCGTTACAGGTTCGTCACAAAGATTAGCCGCAACAATAAAGCTGGCAAGGTCAATGCGATTAGCAGGAATACCCTTGCCGACTGCTAACAGGCCGTTAATCCGCCAGCCAAGTAACCACCACAATAATTGCAGGGCAGGGTTGCGCGATGCAGAATCAGACCATACCCACGTCGATTGATCGTTAGCGCGTTGCGGTCCGCTGCCGCCCGGAACGGTCGAATCTAAACGCGGGTCGTAAATAAACGCACCCTTGCCGCGAATTGTGATGCGCGACGGAATCGATTGTGCAAACGGGCTTTGCGTTTTCGTATTGTTGCCCGTCAGCTTATAGCGCAAATAGACATAAGCAAGCCCTGTATAGCGCCGCGTATTACCCATGCGGGCACTAATGTTGATTGCATTGGCCGCGCTGCCCTCGTTTATGACAGTGACGTCCAGATAGCCCGCATATTCGCCCTGCGCTCCACCTGCCGAAGTCCACGCCAGCTTATCGTCAAACCATATCTGTTGAACGCCGTTAATCTTGTGACTTGCCACCACAACAAAGCGATGCAGGAAGCCTTGATTGTCTGTATATTCTTGGTCGCGTATATCAGTCGCGCCAGCGGTATGGCCGAACCATATTTTGCGCGGCGTTCGCGGGATTACGCTTGCTTCAAGCCGCTGTATATTTTCACGCGATGCCTGTGGCGCTTTCGGTCGTGGGGCAAGAACAGAACTGGCAATAGAAAGGCCCGCAGCAATAAGATTTAGCGTCTTAATGCCGACGCCGAGAAACGTCCCGGCAATCTTTCCAAATGCAAGAATTGAACCAGCAGACGCGAAGGCAGCCACAACGCCCGCAACGATTGCTAGTGGTTTAAGGATTTTACCCATTATTCACCCACCCGCCACGCCTTGACGAATGCAGCGCGGGGCAAACGGACTAGGCCGTCATCTATATCCTCCGCCCCCATGAAAAACCCAAAAGCACCAAAGCAAATGCCAGCGTTTTGACCATCCCAAACAATATCACCACGACGCGCAAATGCGACTTCCATCTCTGGAAATTTCGCGTCAAACGTGCTTTCCAAATCGCCGTTGCCAATTTTTCGCAATACACGCGCTGCGCCTAATTCGGTCTTATATTTGCCCCGAAACTCTGCTGCGGGGTCGTAATCCGTCATTGCCAAAACCGCGCCCGACGCAAACAAAGCGCAGTCAGTCTCACCATAGACGTGCTTTGCATTCGCCATGCTCGCCAGATAATCGTGCAATCTGGTTTCCCAATCTGAAGCGCGTTCAATCATCGCATATTCTCATACTGCCGAACATCGCGGATTCCACCGCCGCCATAATCGCCGCCGTAACCACCGGCTTCAGTGTTTGAAATTGCAGGGTTGGCGCTTATCCCGTTTGCAATGACAACGCGCCCGGACAAGTCTCCGGGGTCAAAGCGTTCTTGATCGAGATAGTTGCGATTGCTGGCATCGCTAAATGCTGCCAGATACGTTTCAATCGTTACGCTAATGGTTTGCGTTTCGTCGCTGCCCTCGATATTCAAGGCCGTCATGTAGCCAGTGTAATAATGCTGGAATCCGCCTTGCTGCACATTTGCCTCGTTGCGGATTATGCGCCAAAGCCTTGCCTCGCGCCCTTGCCAGTTTGCCTTATTCCCGATTGTGTTAAGAACATCGGAATCAATGACGGGCAAGCCAGACAGCGTTGCGGTTACGCTTTCACTGCCCCCGCCTTGCACTTTGACCGGCGAAATATCGACAAAAGCCGCGCCGATGCCGACAAATAACTGTCCGTCTAAATCAGGGTCGCCAGTGCCCGCAGGCGTAACGTCAGCGCCGCTGCTATTAGCCCGCAAAACGTCACCTAAAACGTCAAGGTAAACAAACCATATCGGCTTAATATAATCGGTGTCTAGCGCCGCAGAGGCCGTTGCGTCGGGGCGGCTCATACAGCCTCCTCTAACGTCAGTGAGATAATTCCTACCGAATTATCATAACTAATACTCATACGGCGTTCAGTCGATGAAACAGGGACAAACGGGGCCAGTGTTTCGACAAGCCCGCCCGCCGCTGGAACCTCATTAAGCGCCACGTTAAGCGTTGCCGTTGCTTTGCCCGCGCTGTTGGTGACTAAATCCAAAAGCAACATAACAAGCCGCCTGTGGCCGGATGGCAATGGCACTGTCATATAATCGCCAGCCTTCAAAATTGTCGTGCTAGGCGTCATGCCAGTAAGCGGAATCGAATAGCCGTTTGTCGCCCCAGTATCGACTGTGGGCCGCGATCCGGAATGCGTTTGACAAGCAACGCGATAATGAAAATAGTTCCGAATGCCGCGCAATCCAAAAAGGAATGCTCGCCAAGCCTTTTCATCATTTTCAGTTACCAGAGGGTCAATGATAGCGGATAAATACCAGCGTTCAGCCCCCGGCTGCGCGACAACTTGACGATATGACGTAATGATTGAGCGGTTAGCCAGCGCGGGCACATCGACGGCAATGTCCTTCAATATGAACGCGCTATAATCTGGAACAATTACTTGGCTCACAACCTAGGCCTTCCCATATCGCGCTGCGCTTTTGCCGCGCCAGCGTCAACTATGCTTGGCGCAGCAGCCCGCACCACTTCTACCGCCACTTGCGCCGATTGCGATTGAATGCGCGCGTCAATGTCGCCAGACAGTTCAAGCCGAACCACCGACACGCCGCCGCCGCCTTGCGGGTTTGGCGTTGCTTTCATTTTGGAAAGCGGGATAATATCGCCGCCTGTGTTAGGCCGGAAATATTCGGGCCGCGTTCCTTCATTGACGCGGTAAACTTGACCAGCGGAAACAGGCCCGCCAGATGCACGGCTCTTGCCGCCGAATAGGCTAAAAAAGCCACCGACTGCGCCACCGGTGCCACCCATTGCACCGCCTAGCGATTCCAGCAAGGGCTTAATGACAAGCAACTGGAACGTCAGTTCGATAAGCTGGGCAAGAAACCGCTTGCCAGTGTCCTCCAAAACATCACCTAGATTGCCGCCGTTGACGATTGCGTCGGCAAGGCCACGGTTCAAATCTTTAAGCGCGTCAACGCCAAATTTTTCAGTTTCATCCCCAAAGTCGAGTTCGTTTATATCTTTTAAATACTGCGCCGATGGCGATAGGTTGCCGTTTTGGGCGTCCAATGCCCGACGGTCCCCTGCGATTAAAATACCGGCACGAATAGCCTCTAACTCTTGACGCTTTGCATTGCTAATCTCTTTATCAAGTAACTGGCGGTCAACGGCATCGAGCGCCGCTTGTGTTTCAGTTTCAGCAATTTGCGCGGCAATGCGCGCACGGTCTTTGATTGACGTTGCTAAATCATATTCGTTTTGAAGCGCAGCAATGGCATTACGCGCTTGAATTTCCGCTAAATCAGCAGCCTCTTGTGCAAGGTCAGCCCGCTTACGCGCAGCAACGGCTTCCTCCTCCTCAAACGCCAGTGTTTCGATTTGCTGGATTAACCTTTGCTTTTGTGCATTGGTATAATCCTTTTCGGCTTTAATGCCTTCGATTGCTTGTGACTTTGCCAACTCGATTGAGCGCAGTTCAAACTCCGCCTTTTCATCTGCCGACTTGGCAACGGATTGTTGAGCGGATAGCGTTTGCTGCGTTAAGGCAATCAACTCTCTGTTAAATCGCTCTTCAATTTCCTCTGCGCTTGGTCCTGATGCGCCGCGAGATCCACCCGCCCGGCCAGCACTTGACGCGCTGGGGCTAGTTGTCGGTGGTGGAGTCGCGTCGTTTGTCGGTGGGGGTTTTATCACCCCATCAGGCAGAGTTGAAAGAAATTTAATGTTGGCGCGTTCCTGCCTTATGAGCGCCCGTTGCTGGGCAATATTTTCCCTATCGGACTCTCCGCCAATAATGTCTAATCTGCTAAGAACGCCACCAAATGCGTTAAACTGTCCAGCTACAACCCGGCTCCGAGACTTATTTAATGAAGTTTGAGCCTCTGCAATGTTTGCCTGTGAAACGGCAATGGCCGCAAGGCGAGCGTTAGCCGCAAGTTCCACATATTTGGCAGTAGTGCGCCCTATTGCACCGCCTAAAATGTCAAATTTGTCCCCCGCGATTTCTGCCGTTGCACCGGATTTTCCAACAGGTATTCCAGCAGCCTCCGCCGCCGACTTATAAGTCTTAAACCGCTCCTCCGCATCCGCCAGTTTGTCCGTAGCATTGGCCGTCGCGTCCGCTAGATTGTTGCTTTCCGTAACCAAATAACCGAGCGCAGTAACCAGCGCAGTTACAGCAAGAAAAGGAACCGTTTTGCCAAGCGCATTCATAGCCAGCGCAGTTTTTGTCGCCGCAGCAGTCGTGCCATTTAATGCCGCCGCAAGTCCAATGCTTGCAACCTTTAGACCCGTAGACGCTACGGTTGCTGCAACAAGGCCCGCTACATATCTAACGCCAATTACAGCGCCGATAGTGGCAAGTGCCGGGATTATCTTATCCAGATTGTCCGCAAGCGCACCAATGCCCGCCGCCAGCGCAGCCGTTACGCCGTTAGATGCCGATGCCTCGCCCACGTAAACGGTCAACTGGCTTGATAATGCCGTGAACGCACCCGCCAGTGTTAGCGTTGCTTTATTGGCTTTGCCTTCAAGTTCGGCGCTTCCGTTCAATATCGCTTGATAAAATTCTTTGCTTGTAACCGTGCCCTCGACAACAGCCGCCCGCAATTTGGCTACGCTGCCGCCAAAGCGTTCGGTATTAGCCGCAACCTGCAAAAGGGGACGCAAGCCACCCTCGTTTATCTGGTTAAACTCTTCCGCCCGAACAGTGCCAGACGAAAGCGCCTGCGTAAGGCCAAGCAATGCACCCTGCGCTGCAACGGCACTGGTTCCCGTTATCTTCAACGCTTGTGCGCTGGCCTCGGTGATTTGCACTAGCTGCGCTTCAGACGCACCTAAATCCGAAGCCGCTTGACTTGACTTGCCGTAAAGGTCAGCCAGTTCATTGATCGAAACGCCGTATCGCGCCGACAGGTCAAGCAACTGCGATTGCACATTGGCAAGGTTCTGGCCTTCCAACCCCGAAACTCGCAAGCTATTTTGCAGCCGCGTGAAGTTATCAATCAATGCGCCAATTTGCTGAACGCTAAACGCCCCAGCCAATGCACCCGCGATACTGCCAAGCGAGCTTGATATAGCGCCGCTGGAACGCTGCATCTGGCGCTCCAAATCTCGGATAGCGCCTTCCTGCCGACCAAGGCTTGAAGTCACAAGCGACGTGGTGGATTGTAACTGCGCCCGATACTGCTTTAAGTCAGCGCGAATTTCTAAAACTAAGGGGTCAACTTCAACAGCCATTATACAACCCCATGCGCTTTGTTAAACTCGCGCAACCGCTTTGCATCGGCCTCGCTTATTGGCTTCTTGCCATCGCCGCTATCATTGTGCGCTTCTAATGCCTCGAAATATGCGCTCATTGAAGTTCGCTCCCAATCGAGATGCAAAACACCGCAACTCGCTATTATGCTTCCTTTTGGGAGAGGTTCTGGTCGGCCTCTTCGCTTACGGCCGCTTTTTTTTTAACCTCAACCCCCTCAATCACTGCCCGCAAGATTGCCCACGCAACCCCTAAGCATTCGGCTATAGGGCGCACCGGAAAGCAATAATCATCGACCAACTGCTTTGCGTCTATCGGCGTCTGCCCGCCGCCTATCAAGCCGAGACGGATAGCCTCGCGTATGTCTTTTGCATGAGCCTTGCCACCGCCCATAAAAATAGCGACACCGTCAGCCGATAAGCCAAGGCCCGCGCTCAATTCCTCATATATTTCAAAAATGGATTTACTGCGGCGGGCACCATCGGCATCTAGCCCACCGCAGTTTCTTTCCAATTCGAATATCTGTGGCAAAAGCAATGCAAAATGATATTCACCATCGGCAAATTTAAGATCGACGCCGGTGTCCATGGACCTTTACCTTATGGCGCTGCCACGTAGGTTAGGTCGCCTTCACCTTCAAACGTGAACTCTTGGCTGGATTCACCTTCGGTTGCGATGCTCTTGTTGTTCGCCGTCAAGATTGCAAGGCCGGAATCCGTGCCAAGCAAATCACCGCCCGATGTGCCATCATCAGCGTAATACTCAATTTTGTAATT